CTGCGTGAAACAGCAACACACCTGTGGCCAAGGGCTCAGGGTGCCGGTCCGACCGGCGATCAAGGTGGCAAGGCCACGAAAAAATGGGGCGAGTACACGGAAACCGAGCGCGCTGCGATCGCCCGCGACAACCCCGAGCTGTTCAAGAAAATCCAGGCCACCAAAGGAACCTAATTCATGGCAACTACCCAACTGACCGACATCTTCGTCGGTGACTACTACGCCTCGCTGGAGCCGGTAAATAGCCCCGAAAAAACCGCTGTCTACGAGTCGGGCATCGTCACCCGCTCGCCTGTCCTGGACGCTATCGCTTCCGGCAGCCAAGGCACCGCCGAGATCAGCTACTGGCAGGATCTCAATGCTGATGAAGCCCCGAACATCAGCAACGATGACCCGAATGACCAGGGCGAAGTCGGCAAAGTCACTCAGGACAGCATGCGTGCTCGCGTCCTGTACCTCAACAAAGGTTATGGCGTGGCCGACCTGACCGCCGAACTGGCGAACAGCGAGCCTCAGCAGCAGATCCGCAACCGCTTCGGCACCTACTGGACTCGCCAGTGGCAGCGCTACGCTCTTGGCGCAGCGCGCGGCATTATCGCCTCGAACATTGCCAATAACGGCGGCGACATGGTGATCGACGCAGGCGCGACCATCAGCGCGAACGCGTTTCAGGATGCCGCTTTCACTGCCGGCGATGCGGCCGACCAGTTCGGCGCGATCGGCGTGCACTCGGTAGTGATGAACCAGATGGTCAAGCAGGACCTCATCGAGTATCTGCGCGACTCCGACGGCAAGATCATCCTGGCGACCTACCTGGGTAAGCCGGTGTTCATGGACGATGGCCTGGTGTACGGCGCTGGCAAGTACCTGTCGGTGTTCTTCGGCCAAGGCGCGTTCGGCTACGGCGAAGGCACGCCGAAGGTGCCGGTGGAGATTGAGCGCAAACCGGGCGGCGGTAACGGCGGTGGCGCAGAGGTGCTGTGGGAGCGGAAGACGTACATTCTCCAGCCTGCTGGCTTCAGCTGGAAAGGTTCCGAAGCTCAGAACCTCAGCCCCACCGCGACCCAGTATGCCGCTGCTGCGAACTGGGAGCGCGTGTTCAGCCGCAAGCAGGTCCCATTCGCCGCCGTCATCAGCGGTACCACCACGCCCTAATCCGGCCTTCACTTACCCTGGCGTCTGCAAGGGCGCCGGGCTGCATTTGAGGTGACTCATGAAAGTTATCTATACGAACAAACCGGGCAAAGAGCGCGGCGTTTGCTACCGCCTGCTGAGCGAATTCTTCGGCGTCATTGGCACTGCCACTGAGGTGGTCATCGAGGGTGATGCGCCTGAAATTTACGATGCATACGAAGCGGCGGGCATCAAAGTTTCGGACGGCAAGGAGACAGAAAATGCCGAAACCGACCCTCTGAAAATGAAGGTCCCCGAGCTGAAAGATTGGCTGACGGCGAAGGGCATCGCCTTCGACCCAGCCGCCAAGAAAGAAGACCTGCAGGCCCTGGTGCCAGCGGAATAAGGACAAGCACATGACCGACTTCATCACCGTTGCCGATGTTGACGCTTCGCTGGGTCCTGGCTGGGCCGGCGCCGGTGATCCGGTCCTTGCTGTGACCATGGCCAACGCCTGGCTCACGGCCAAGATCAAGCGGGTTGTTCCAGATCCGGTTCCGATCGAGATCAAAACAGCCGGCGCCCAGGTCGCTAAAGAGGCGGCGGAGGGCAAGTTGTATGCGGCAACTCAGAAGGAAGTGCAGAGCAAGACGGTTTCGGCTCAGTCCGGCACTTCGGTGAGCAAAACCTACGTAGCCGGATCTACCGATCAGTCGGCGGGCGTCAACTTCGCCCTGGCGCTGCTGGCGCCTTGGATCAAGCGCTCCGGCGTGATGATGCTGAAAAGGATCTGATCATGGGTGTGCGCGAAGAGATTCAGGCTGAAATGGCTGAGGCGTTCGATGACCCCGACGGTTTGGCCGACGCGGTAAAGCCAGTGGAGGGCGTACGCAAGGTTGCGGGCGAGTATGACCCTGACCTGGGTGGCGAGACGCCGGAGATCACCATCACTTACATGGGGCGCGGCGTTTTGGGTAGCTACCTGTCCAAGGAAATCGATGGGTCTCTCATCCAGACCACCGACAAGAAGCTACTGGTGCTGCAAAACGAGCTGTTCGTTTCGGAGGCGGGCTCGCCAACAGATGTACGCGCCGAGCCCGCCATCGGCGATATCGTCAACGGGTTGCGGGTGATGAACGTGTCTGCGGACCCCGCTGATGCAACGTGGACGGCGCAACTGAGGAAATGACATGGCCGCTCAATCCGGCAGCTTCGCCCTGAGCTTGGCCGAGTTCGCCGCGCAAACCAGCGAAGCGATCGATGCCAGTGTGCGCGAGATCATCATTGAGGTCGGCAGCAGCCTGATCCGCATGTCTCCCGTGGGCACCCCGGAGATCTGGGCGCAGAACACAGTTGCCTCCGAGTACAACAAGGCTGTCGACGAACACAACACTGTGCTGCGCAGCGACTCGGCCAATCTGACCAAGGGCGGCAGGCTCAAGAAAGGCCGCAAGCTTAACGACGGCATGGACGTCACGGCGCCAGAAGGCTACGCCGGCGGCCGGTTCCGTGCGAACTGGCACATTTCGCTCGGCGTAGTCGAAAACGTCACATTTGACGAGGTGGACCCAAAGGGCGCCGCAACCACTGCCGCGCTGGTCGCCGCAATGAGTGACTTCACCGCTGGCCAGATGGCCTACATCATCAACAATTTGCCCTATGCGATTCCGCTGGAGTTCGGCCATTCGACCCAAGCCCCCGGCGGCATGGTTCGGGTAACCGTGGCTCGCTTCCAGCAAATCGTGTTGGAGGCCATCAGGAACAACCAGGTATGAGTCATGCAATCATCGCCTCGATCTACGAGGCAAAGCTGATCGCCTGGAACAATGCCAGGCCGGAGAGGCTGAAAATCGTTTTTGAGAACATGGCCTACACACCGGCGGCAGGCGAGACCTATCTACGGGCGTTCACTATCCCGGGCGACACGGCGAGCAACACGCTCAGCGGCGATCACCGGCTGTATACCGGTGTGTTTCAGGTGAGCATTATTTCTCCGGCTGGCACCGGGAAAGCAAAAATCAACCCCATCGCCGCCGAAATAATCGCGTTATTCCCGCTTTATGTGCGCGACGTGAAGAACGATTTCGTAGTTACGCCGATGACGCCTGTAGATGTCGGCCCAGGCATAACTGGCGATTCTACTTACACCGTCCCGCTGTCGTTCTCATACCGATCCGACACCACGCCATAACCCGCCCGTTGGGCAAATCCTGAACCCGCCTCTGAGCGGGTTTTGTCATTTCTGCAAAGAGGAAAACCCATGTCTGTTTACTTCCCCAACGGGGCGACGCTTTCGATTTCCAGCGGATTCGCCGCTGCCAAGCTGATTTCGGCAATCAGCAACGCCAACCCAGGTGTTGCCACCAGCGCTGCAAACGGCTTTGTCAATGGCGACATCCTTCTGATCACCTCCGGCTGGGAGGACATCAACGAGCGCGCAGTGCGTGTATCCAACGCGGCGGCGGGCGCATTCACCCTTGAAGGCATCGACACGTCCAACGTGGCTTTCTTTCCCGATGGCATCAGCGGCGGTACCGCGAAGAAAGTGACCGGCTGGGTAGCGGTCAACCAAGTGATCGGCAACTCCATGTCCGGCGGCGAGCAGCAATACTGGACTTACGCGCCGCTCGAAGCGCGCCGTGACAAGCAGATCCCGACCACCAAAAATGCGCAGGCGTTCGCTTTCCAGCTGGCTGACGATGACAGCCTGGCCTGGTACGAAGAACTGGATAAAGCCGATCGAGAGAAGGAAGTGCGCATCTTGCGTATGTCGCTGCCCAACGGCAAAACGATCTATTACGCCGGTTATGCATCCTTCAACAAAACTCCGACGCTGGTGCGCAACGAAGGTGCGGCCGTTTCCTTTGGCTTTACCATCAACGCTGAAATCACCGCTTATCGCGCGCCGGTCGCTGCTGGCGGCGGGGCCTGATCATGGCGAAGTTCAAGATTGCGCAAGCGCCAACATTCACCGGTGCGGTGATGGTCCCGGTAGTTGGCCAAGAGGCGGTTAAGGTGGAATTCACCTTCAAATATCGAGACCGCATCGAACTTGCCGCGCTGTTCGATGGATGGAATCAGCGACAAAAGCAAAGTCTCGAACAGTTCGGCGACAAGCCTACGATGTCGCAGATCGTTGCGGTCGACACCGAAAACCAAGTGCAGCAGATCAAGGATCTGGTTGTTGGCTGGGAGTTCGATGACAAGTTCGACGACGAGGGCATTAAGGCGCTGGTGACGTCTTGCCACGGTGCAACCGAGGCCGTGGTAAATGCTTACCAAACGGCCTACGCCAAGGCCCGCACGGGAAACTGATTCGCGCCGCCCGCGCCATGTATGAGCCTCCTCCGAGTGCGGAGCAACTTGCCGCATTCGGGTTGGACGCTGAGGACATCGAAGAGGAATTCGAAGTTTGGCCGTGCCTTTGGCGTGCTTTCCTCCTGTTCAACAGGATGTCCACTCAATGGCGTGTCGGCGCCGGCGGCGCAACTGGTCTCGACTACAGCAGCATCCGCGACGTGGCCGGTTTCCTCGGCATCAAGAAAAAGAAACTCGCTGAAATCTTCCCAGACCTTCAGGTGCTGGAAGGCGAAGCCCTGCGCGTCATGGCAGAGGAAAGGGAAAACAGCCCGTAAACGCGGGCATCTATTCAAGGTGAGTCGATGAACATTGCAGAACTCGGCGTCAAGATCGACTCGGCCGACGCTATTCAGGCCAAAACCAGCCTGGATGAAATGGCGAAGGCCGGCGGCCGCGCCGAGCAGTCCGCCGTTTCGTTGATGAACGAAATGCAGGCGCTGGAGAAATCGCTCTCTACCAACGCTAAGACCACGCAGGATCTGGCAAAACAGCGGGAAGCATTGGCGAAGCTGACCAAGACCGGCGCCTATGGCGAGGCTGAGGCCGCCAAGATTTCTGCGCAGCTCGACAAGCAGCAGGTGGCGCTGGCCAAGTCGACGATGGATGAGCAGAAGGCCCTGAATAGTCTGCTGGGCGCCATTGACCCGGCCCGCGCTGCACTGGCGAAGCTGGATACTCAGGTCGAGCAACTGGGCAAACACTTGGATACCGGCCGGATCAGCCAGGACGAGTACAACGCCGCGCTGGGCAAGATCGATAAGGATTACGACAAGCTCAATAAAACCACCACCGGCTTCGAAAAGTTGCGCCTCGGCTCGCGCCAGGCGCAGGAAAATGTGGTGCAGCTGGGGAATGCGCTGTCGTCCGGCGACTGGGGAAGCGGTGTTCGTGCTGTTGCTCAGTTGGGCGCCGGTGCAGGTGAAGGCGCGGCGGGCCTGCTGGCGATTCTCGGCCCGCTGGCGCTGGCCACTGCCGCCGTTGGCGGACTGGCATACGCTTTTTACAGGGGCAGTGAGGAGCAGGACAGCTACAACAAATCGCTGATCCTCACCGGCAATTACGCCGGTGTGAGTGCGGGACAGCTCGGTGACATGGCGAGTCAGGTGAGCGCGACTGTCGGCACAACTGGCCAAGCCGCTGAGGTTCTCGCGCTGCTGGCCGGTAATGGAAAGATTGCTGGCGAAAGCTTTACGGGCATCACTCAAGCCGCGGTATCGATGCAGGAAGCGACCGGCAAGGCCGTGAGCGAGACTGTCGCTGAGTTCGCCAAGCTCGCAGACGACCCGGTCAAGGCATCCGCCGCGCTGAATGAGCAGTACCACTATCTCACTGCTTCGGTTTACTCGCAGATCACCGCACTGGAGAAGCAGGGCGACCATGCCGGCGCCGTGAAGCTGGCTACTGAGTCGTTTGCCGATGCAATCAACGACCGCACGCCTCGGATCCTCGAGAATCTGAGCTTTTGGGAGAGGGGCTACAACGCCGTCGCCCGGGCGGCCGACAATCTGAAAAATATCGGGCGTCCCGATATTGGCGCTGATATTGAGCAAGCCCGCCGTGACTTGGCGGGCGCTCAGGCTGGCGATGTGGGCCTGTTCCAGAACAAGCAGGAGATGATCGACCTATATCAAAATCGGCTCAACATGCTGGAGGACCAGCAGGCCGCAGAAGCCGATATCGCCAAGTGGCAAGGTGAGCAGGCAAAGGCCCAAGGCGATGCCGTCTCGTCGATGGCGAAGGTCGACGCTCTCACCAAGTCGGCATGGACGAACGAGCAGAAGCGCACCGAGGCGATCAAGGAGTACAAGCGCCAGCTCGAAGACATCCGCAAGGTCGCACCCAACGACCCCCGTCTGAATCAGGCCGCGATCGACAAGAACCTGGCGAACATCAACGACCAGTTCAAGGATTCGAAAGCGCCCGGCTCGCAGGTAGATCTGACCAGTTTCAACAATGCCAAGAACGACCTTGCAGCTATCAGCGCTGAGTACAAAAACGCTCAGAAGGAACTGGACGCAGCGCAGAAGGCTGGAGTTGTTTCGCAGGCCGACTACGCCCTGAAGCGTGAAGCGCTGATCGGCAACGAGCGCGACGAAGTGACCGCAGCCTACGAGGCTGAGATCTCTGCGCTGGAAGCCGCGAAAGCCAAAAAGACCACCTCTGCCGCGCAAAGCATTCAGCTGGACCAGAAAATTGCCGATGCTCGGGCCGCCATGGTCAAGGCGCAAAAGGAAGCTGACAGCCAGTTCGAAGTGCTCGCTATCAGCGAAACCGGAAGGCTGGCGAAGCAGGAACGAGCGATTTCCTCCTACGTTCAGGCCTTGAGCCAGCAGCAGCGAGCGCTGGAACTGGCAGGGCAGCGGGCGGTAGTTGGCGTTGGCCAGGGGGATCGGCAGAACGCCCTGAACGGTGAACTGAACAGCCAGCAAGATCGGTTCGCTCAGCAGTCGCTCGAGCTGGAAAATCAAAAATCCGACCCGTCGCGGAATATGTCGGAGGAAGAGTTCGCTCGAAAATCGCAGGCGCTCGCGGATGCGAACAAGGCCGCAACCGATCAGATTCGGCAGAACTACGCCGATGTCGCGAAAGCTCAAGGGGACTGGACCAAGGGCGCAACGTCGGCTTGGGCCAATTACCTGGATTCGGCGAGCAACATTGCCGGCCAGACGAAAACTCTGTTCGGTAACGCCTTCAGCTCGATGGAGGATGCAGTCGTCAACTTCGCCATGACTGGGAAATTGTCGTTTGCCGACTTCACCAAATCGATTTTGGCGGACATGGCGCGTATTGCAACCCGCCAGGCCAGTTCAGCGCTGCTGAGCAGCCTGGTCGGCGCCGGCGCAAGCTACTTCGGCGGCGGCGCGGCTGCGTCAGCAGGTTCTACTGCTGCGGGGTATGGCGGTGATCTGTCTGGCTTCACGCCGGGCAGTGTCCAAGCGAATGGTGGCGCGTGGTCTGGTGGCGTTCAGATGTTTGCCAATGGCGGCGCTTTCAGCAACGGCATCGTCAGCGCACCGACTGCCTTCGGAATGGCGGGCGGGCGCACTGGCGTAATGGGAGAGGCAGGGCCGGAGGCGATCATGCCACTGACCCGGACCTCCAGCGGCAAGCTCGGCGTTCTTGCTGCTGGTGGCGGTGCGGGGGCTACGATCAGCATCAGCGCGCCGGTCACGGTGCTAACTGAAGACCGTGGATCTGAAGGCATGCAGATCGACCAGCAAGCGCTCTCGAAAACCCTTCAATCGCAAATGCAGGCTGTAGCCGAGAAAGCCATCGCTGACTCCTGGCGAGCGGGCGGCACCAGCTTCCGAAATGCCAATGGGAGGGCCTGATGGCCATCGAGAAATTCACCTGGCCAACCGAGCGCGGTGAGGCACCCGAAATCACCTATCGGGTGCGCACCTCTAAGTTTGGCGGCGGCTATGCGCAAAACGTCGGTGACGGCCCGAACAACAAAGAGGACTCCTATCCGATCACCTGCTCCGGTCGAAAGGCCAAGGTGCAGGAGATCATGGGGTTCCTTGACCGGCACGCCGGCGCAAAGGCGTTTCTCTGGACAACGCCGCTCGGCGAGCTCGGGCTGTTCACTTGCAAAAATCCCGCTCCCATGCCAATGGGCGGTGGGGTGTTCAAACTCACTGCCACGTTCGAGCGGGCATTCCATCCATAAGGGGTAACCATGCCGCTGATCAGTGACATCCAGGTGCTTGAACCTGGCAGCGAAGTGCTGCTCTTTGAATTGGACGGCACGGACTATGGCGCGGACGTTCTGCGCTTCCACGGACACGCAATTCCGCACACGCCGGCCGAGTTGATTGCCGCCGGCGACAATGCCGACCAACTGCCGGCGAAGGCGATCTACTGGCAGGGCAACGAGTACAGCGCTTGGCCGATGCAGATCGACGGCATTGAGGCGAACGGCGACGGCACGGCGGTTCGGCCGACATTATCGGTGGGCAACGTCAACGGGCGCATCACCGCGCTCTGTCTGGCATTCGAGGATCTGCTCGAGTTCAAGCTGACGATGCGGCACACGCTCGGCAGCTATCTCGATGCCGCCAACTTCCCAGCCGGCAACCCAACGGCAGATCCAACCCAAGAGACGATCGAGGTCTGGTACATCGACCAGAAGACGAACGAGGACGGGGAGACAGTCAGTTGGGAGTTGGCGAGCCCGGGCGACGTCGGCAATGAGTCGATCGGCCGACAAGCCACGACACTTTGCCATTGGTGCCTCACCGGCGGATATCGCGGGCCGAATTGCGGCTACACCGGCCCGTACGTCACGAAGGACGGCGTCATCACCGATAACCCTGAGCTAGACCAATGCGACGCCACGCTGGGCAAGGGTTGCATCCCGCGCTTCGGCGAGGGTAACCCGCTGCCTTTCGGCGGCTTTCCGGCCGTTTCCCTGATCGCACGGAGCTGACATGCGAAAGCACATCTTGAATGCGATCCAGGCGCACGCGGCGGCCGAGTACCCGAAAGAGTGCTGCGGTCTGCTGCTGGCGATCGGACGCAAGCAAAAATACTTCCCCTGCATCAATGTCTCGACGGAGCCGAATGAAGAGTTCCGAATCGACCCCGAGCAGTACGCCGCGGCCGAAGACGAAGGCGAAGTAATCGGCATAATTCATTCGCATCCGGACGCAACGAGCAGGCCGTCCCCGCGTGACGTCGCCATGTGCGAAGCGACTGCGATGCCTTGGCATATCCTGAGCTGGCCGGAAGGTGACCTGCGCACCATCGTGCCGACCGGCGAGGTGCCGCTGCTGAAACGGCCATTTGTGCACGGGGCGTGGGACTGCTGGCAGGTGTGCGCCGATTGGTACAAGCGCGAGTGGGGGCTTGAATTCGAAGCGTTCAAGCGCACGGATGGCTGGTGGGAGAGCAAGGAAAACACCAGCCTGTACGAAGCAAACTACGAGGCCGCCGGCTTCTACCGAGTCGACCAGCCGCAGCGCGGAGACATGATCGTGATGGAGGTGGGGCGCACGGTTTTCCCGAACCACGCGGGGATTTTCCTGGGCACCGATCCGGCGCTGCCGGGTGAAGATGCCGCCACGTTCGGCCCCGGGCCTTTCCTTTTGCACCACCTGTATGGCAGGCCCAGCGAAATCATCATTTGGGGTGGTCCATGGCTCGAGCGCACGCGACTGGTGCTGCGCCACAACGTTACATTGGCAGCCGAATTCATATCCGATTGAGGAGTCTTGAAGTCGGTTGCTATAAGGCTCGAATGCTTGTTTACGGTTGTAAATGGTTGTGGTGTGGTTATAATCAGTTGACACGTACGTCAACTCAGAAAGGTTGAGTGCTGTGTTCTTTATGCCTCCTGAGATGGGAGGCGATCCTTTGAGAGGGCATCTAGGATGACCACCACTTTCTCTGAAGTCACGTCTCAACGCACGGAATCGCGCACCAGAAAAGTGCGTCCGTCGTATCTGAATCCTGAGACATTATCTCGCGCCGCCGAAAATGGCGAGGCTCGCCTTGTTGCGCGCCTGCGTAAGCAGCGTGGTGAATGACCGCTGTCGTCGTTAGCCGTGCCCTGGTAGATGACTTGGGTGAACAAGGTGCCCTTGAGCTCGCTCAAGATTTCAAGGCTTATAAAGACGGCGGAAATTTCGGCGACCCATTTGGCCGAGATAAAAAATTTGCCTGGCCTGCCGAAGTGGTTGAGAACGAGCTTTGGCACGTCCATTTGGAAGACCCATCTGTTTACCAGACTTGGGATAATCTTTGGAAGAGAGGTTTTCCTCAAGATAACTTTACTTCCAACACAATTCTGGTGTATGGGAGAGTCTGGCATATCCAGTACGCGCCCCATTTACTTCTGACTATCTTGAAGCCCGACGGCCATTCGCAAATGGAAGACAAGGCGAGGATGGCTCAAATAAATGGCGAGTTTGAGGATGAGGTTGACGCTTATTCTCGCAGATTGGTCAGTGATAATTGGCTGATAATTAAGTGAAGCCCATATTATCCGAAAGCCCGGCCAGCGCCGGGCTTTTTCTTTTCCGCCTGCGCCAGTGATATCTTGCATCCTTTCCCACAGGAGTGACCTGCATGAAATTGTTCGTAGGAGCGCTGGCGGTAGCGCTGTTGGCGGGGTGTGCGACTTCGCCGGTGCCTTCCGGAAAGGCTGACCCTGTGCCTAGCTCGCGCCTGCTCGCATATCAGAAGCCGGCCTCCGGTGACGCTGTCCTGATCGTTACCCGTGATTCCGGCTTTGTTGGTAGCGGTTGCAACACATCCGTGAGCATCGACGGGCGAAAAGCTGCCGAGATTGGCTCTGGCGAAACTGCAAAGTTCTACGTTTCCGCCGGTGAGCATATCGTCGGCGCGTCGTCATGCGGCAGCGGCCTTAAAGAGCGGGAAGCCAACATAAAGGCTGGCGCCACTAAGAAATTCAGGATATCCATCGACTCATCAATGAGCATGGACTTATCACCCACCATGCAATGACAAAGCCGCCTACGGGCGGTTTTTTTATGACCGGAGAAAGCTGTGGCAGCGACAGCAAGTAACAACCCAGCTATGACAACCATTCTTCTCTCAGGCCCGCTTATCAAGCTATTTGGTCGCGTTCATCACCGAGAGCTCGGCAGCAAGTCAGTGGGCGAGGCATTCAAAGCGCTGAAGTGTACGATCGAAGGATTCGAAGGCGCTATCAAAGATCTTGAGCGCAAAGGGATGCGTTTTGCGATTTTCAGAAACCGGAAAAACGTAGCTGAAAAAGATTTCGGTCTCGGCGGAACCCAAGAGATTCGCATCGTCCCAGTCATTTCCGGGAGCAAACGAGCAGGCCTGCTTCAGACGATCATTGGCGCAGTTCTGGTCGTGGCCGGCTCGTACTTCGGTCAGCCTTGGGCCGTGCAGTTGGGTGCTGGGCTGGTGGCTGGTGGCGTCATCCAGATGCTCAGCCCTCAAGCGAAGGGCCTAAAGCAAAGCGCATCCCCCGAAAACTCCCCGTCCTACGCCTTCGGCAGCGCCAAGAACACCACTGCCAGCGGCAACCCGGTGCCGATCTGCATCGGCGAACGCCGGTGGGGCGGCATGATCATCTCGGCCTCGATCTTGGCGGAGGACAAAGCATGACCAAAGTGACCTACAGCATCACCATCCACGACCTGCATCGACTTGAAGGTGGATTCGTTTGTGGCGAAGAAGCGGTGGTGGCCGTACTGGATAGCGGGCGTGAAATCCATCGCGAGCGCTTCTTTGGCAAATGCACATCGCCAAGCGGCTACACGCGAAAGTACCTCGGCAATCCAGGCCTTACCGCCGCTCTTATATCTGGCAACTGCCGCATGGGTTTCAGCTTGAGTGAGCCGGCAATGGCTGCTCCAGCCCACCCATAAAATCATCGGAGCCAAGTCGGTGAGATCCGTATTCGACGTGATACCTAGGCCCTCGAGATTTGGCCTCGGCTTCAGCAGCCTCTTTTGATGCGTAGATGTCGACGAATCGCCATGGCGAGCTTTGCACGACACCCCAGCCCAGCACGCAGTCTGCGTTGTCCGGGTCTTTCGGGAGGTTTACTGCGAGGCTTCTGATTGACATGGCCGCTCCTTGTTTGTGAAAGGTCAGAAAATTACTCCCCCGAAGCACGTGGTCGCTACTGGCATTTCATCCACGCTGTATGGACACCCACACCGCCCGCGAGGCGGTTTTTTATGCCTGGAGGAAAGCATGGGCGCACCCGCAAAGATCGACATCCACGGCGAGAAGGGCGGTAGCAGCAAGCCGAAGTCGCCGACCGAAGCCAGCGACAGCCTGCGCTCGACCAACCTGGCCAAGCTGCTGATCGCCGTGGGCGAGGGTGAGTTCGACAGCGTCCCGACCGACTATGACATCTACCTGGACAACACGCCGATCCGCGATGCCAGCGGCAACTACAATTTCCCGAACGTGAAGTGGGACTGGCGGCCGGGCTCGGTGGATCAGACGTACATTCCTGGCATTCCGTCTGTTGAGAACGAGACGTCGCTGAACATCGAACTGCGCAGCGATTCGCCGTGGGTGCGCTCGATCACCAACACCCAGCTTTCGGCTGTGCGCATGCGTTTGGCGTGGCCGGCACTGCAACGCTCTGATGATCAGGGCAACGTCGGCGGGTACCGGATCGAGTACGCAATCGACGTGGCCACCGACGGCGGCGCTTATCAGCAGGCGCTGGTGGACGCAGTCGACGGCAAGACCACCACGCGCTACGAGCGCTCGCGCCGTATCGATCTGCCGGACGCTACCACTGGCTGGCAGATCCGTGTGCGCCGCCTGACGCCGAACCAGAACACCAACAAGATCGCGGACACCATGCTGGTTGCCGGCTATACCGAAGTCATCGACGCCAAGCTGCGCTACCCGAACACCGCGCTGCTCTACGTCGAGTTCGACGCCGAGCAGTTCACCAACATCCCGGCGGTGACCGTGAAGTGCAAGGCTCGGCGCTGGATGGTGCCGAGCAACTACGACCCGATCCTGCGCACCTACACCGGGACGTGGGACGGCTCGATGAAGTCGACCTGGACCAATAACCCGGCGTGGATTACCTACGGCATTTGCACCGAAGACCGTTTCGGCCTGGGCAAACGTATCAAGCCGTTCATGGTTGATAAGTGGGAGCTGTACCGCATCGCCCAATACTGCGATCAGTTGGTGCCAAACGGGCTGGGCGGGCAGGAACCACGCTTCCTCTGCGACATGAACCTGCAAGGCAAGGCGGATGCGTGGTCGCTCCTACGCGACATCTCGGCGATTTACCGGGGCATGACGTACTGGGCGCAGGGCCAGCTGGTGATGCAGGCGGACATGCCGCGCGCGCAGGACTTCGACTATGTGTTCACTCGGTCGAACGTGATCGACGGCAAGTTCTCCTATGGCAGTGCATCTGCGAAGACCCGTTACACCCGGGCGCTGGTCAGCTACGACAACCCGGCGAACAACTACGACACCGACGTCATCCCATTCGCCGACCTGGATCTGCAACGCCGCTACGGCGACCGGCCGACTGAGCTGAGCGCAATTGGCTGCACCCGCGCGTCTGAGGCTCAGCGCCGTGGCAAGTGGGCGATCCTCAGCAACAACCAAGACCGCACCGTTTCGTTCAAGACCGGTATGGAAGGCGTGATCCCACTGCCGGGCCATATCATCCCGGTGGCGGATTCGCTGCTGGCTGGTCGTGAGGTCGGCGGCCGTATCTCGGCGGTGGCAGGGCGGGTGATTACGCTCGATCGCGATACCCAGGCCAAGGCCGGTGATCGACTGATCATCAACCTCCCGGGCGGCCGCGCCGAAGGCCGCACAGTGCAGAGCGTCAACGGCCGCGCGGTGACGGTCACAGTCGCGTACAGCGAACCGCCGGTGGCGCAGTTGCAATGGGCGCTTGATGCCGACGATCTGGCCATTCCGTTGTATCGCGTGCTGCGCACCAAGCGCACCACCGAGGGCGATTACGAAATCAGCGCGCTCCAGTTTGAGCCGAGCAAGTTTGCCTTCATCGACACCGGCGCACGCCTGGAAGAACGCCCGATAAGCGTGATCCCGATCACCGTTGTGCCGGCGCCGGCGAGCGTGTCGCTTTCGTCGACTTCATCAGTCGTGCAGGGTCTGGCCGTGGCCACCATGACGATCACCTGGCCGGCCGTGGATGGCGCGGTCGGCTACGACGTCGAATGGCGCAAGGACAGCGGCAACTGGATCAAGCTGCAGCGCACCGGCATGACCAACGTGGACGTCGTCGGCATCTACGCTGGCGCATATGTGGCAAGGGTGCGCGCGGTGAGCGCCTTCGACATCACGTCGCCGTGGCGCAACTCGATCCTGACCAACCTCAGCGGTAAGCAAGGGCTGCCGCCGGCGCTGGCGTTCCTGACTGCCACGCCGCTGCTGTTCGGCATTTACCTCAAGTGGGGATTCCCTGCTGGCGCCGAGGACAGCCAGCGCACGGAGATCTGGTACGGACCGACGACTGAACTGGATGCCGCGACCAAGCTAACCGACCTAGCCTATCCGCAGAGTGATTTCTCTATGCTAGGGCTTGCGGCAGGCGTGACCTTCTATTTCTGGGGCCGCATCGTCGACAAGATCGGCAACATAGGACCGTGGTATCCGGTCGGTCTGGGTGTCCAAGGCCAGTCGAGCTCGAATGCGGCTGACATTCTCGAAATGATCGCCGGTCAGATCGGGCGAACAGAGTTGGGAGAGGAAATACTCACCGAGATCGACAAAATCCCCGGGCTACAAGAGCAGATCGACAATATCGCCGACGCGCTCGAGTACGACCCGGCGCTGACCTATCTAAAAGGGGACACCGTTCGCGTTGGTCGGCGCCTCTATCAGGCCGAGCAAGCGGTGCCGGTCAACACGCCGCCACCGAACCCAGCGTACTGGGTCGATATCGGACAGGTATTGGAGGAGGCCAATGCGCTGGCAGCTCAGGTCTCGCAGAATACCCTGGAGATTGAACAGCAGGGCGATCAACTGGCCGCGCAGGCGACGAAGCTGGATGGTGTTTACGTTCAGGTAAATCCAGCACTCGCTGGTGATGCAGATGGCTTTGCTGGTTCTGATCAGGTGTATGTCGGTGTTTGGTCTGAGCAGTCGGCGAGGCTTGAGGAAGGGGTAGCAACCGCAAAGCGTGTCGACACTGTGCAGGCGGAGGTCAACAAAAACAGCGCTACAGTCCAAACGGTCAGCCAAAGCGTTGCCACTCTGGACGGTAAGGTTTCGACGAGCTGGTCGGTGAAGATGCAAGTCACCGCCAACGGTCAGTACGTGGCCGCCGGGATTGGCCTTGGCATTGAAAACGGTCCGGCAGGGCTGCAAAGCCAGTTCTTGGTGAGTGCAGACCGATTCGCCATCGTTAATACCATCGCCGGCGGCGCCATTGCGGTGCCGTTTGCAGTGCAGGGCGGCCAGGTGTTCATGAACTCGGCGTTCATTCAGGACGCCTCGATCGGTAACGCCAAGATCGGTTTCTTCATTCAGTCGGACAACTACATCGCTGGGGTTCAAGGATGGCGCATCGACAAGGCCGGCAACTTCGAGTTGAACAGCCCGCTGGGCGGTGGCGCTCGTCAGGTTATCAACAACAACGGCGGCAAGGTGTTCGATGAGAACGGCGTGAAGCGCTACCAGTGGGGGAATCTCAACGCATGAGCTTCGGCATAAGGATATGGGGCGCTGATGGGGCGCTCCAGCTGGATGAGAACTCCTTCACCATTCGAGTCGTGCTTTCAGTGCAGGTGACCTTCGCGCTGGGAGCCAGCAAAGGAACGCAGGATTTCGCCGTTCCCGGCGTAGGTCCCGGCAACGGAACCGCAATCGTGATTCCGATCGGTACCTACTCGCAGAACCAGATGCAGTTCGAAACCGAGATGCTCGACGGCGTCGTTCGCGTCTACAACTACACCCGGACATACGCGGCGAGCACCACGTCCGCCGGAACCATGCGCTTGATAGTAATGAGGTGGAGCTGATGAGCTACGGCATTCAGTTCACAAACAACAATAACGTCGTGACTTTGGATTCAGAGTTTGCGCGGCTGATGGTCATCGCTTCAGGGCGATACGCACCAAACCAAGAGTCTGGGCTTGGCTCGGTTACCACGTTTGCACGCCCCGTCACCTCTCAAGAGCCTCCGCTCGTATTCGTGCGACCGGACACTATCAATGGGGTGGCGGGCCTGTGCCGCATGAGTCTTATCGGCTCTGCGGGTAACTGGACTGGCTTTTATGTCAGAGCATACGACGTCAGCGTTGCCGGTCTGAATGGGCGATATTTCGTTGCCGCCTTTGGTGCCCAGCCTGTTGCTCAATACGGGATGCGCTTGTGGGATGGCGCCGGCAAATTGCTGTTTGACTCAGGTACTCCGAACGCAACGTTTACCCGCGCATTTCAGAACTGGACGTATGTTCGTTACGACACGACCCCTCAGGGCCTGACGCGAATCTTCTACAGCGTTCCGTTCAACTTCCCTGAGAACGAGTACATGTTGCTCAACACTTTCGGCATGCCGATGACTTCGGGAAGTGGCATCCCCCGCGATCTTTATTGCTGGTGGGATTTCCCAAACAACACGCTCTACGCGATCACTATCGCCGCATCGAACCCTTTCGCCTTCTTCTTGCCAGCAGTGTTCGCAAAACAAGCGGCGTAAAACGGAGCCATTATGTCAAAACAAACAATCAATCTTGGCACTGCACCGACGGGTGTGGGCGGCGATACGCCGCGCAGTGCATTTACCAAAGCGCAGAGCAACATCGATGAACTTTATGCGGCGCTGGGAGCCACTGGCAATCCTGCTGTACTTCCCGCCGCACTTCCCATTGCTCAAGGCGGAACCGGCGGAACGACTCAGGCCGCTGCGCGTAATGGATTGGGCCTCGGAACAGCAGCAGTGGCTGCGATCGTAGGTACTGTTTCTCAGTCGCCGGGCGTTCCACCCGCGCTGATGGAGTACATAAATAACTCAAATGGCGAGGCGTGGAAGTTTGCTTGCGGCGCGGTGATCATGATCACCACCGGCGTACGGAGCATTGTCGTGGGCACTCCCGTAGGCACGGCATCCGCCATGTACTACCCGGGCGCGCCGTCGAGCGGGTCCAACAGGCCTGTCTCAGTCGTTGGCACTCCTTTCGACTGGCTGACGATTGATGGCGGTGCCGGTTTGAATTTTGCGGTTCCGGTTGGATCGCCGCAAGCTGGCACCTACCGGCAGTTTTATCACCTGTCACTGACAGCCAATTCAGCGCAAAACTACACCTACTCCTATCTCTCTATCGGTCGGTGGTACTGATGATTATCAAACTTTGCCCTCAGCGCCGCGACGACACTCTGGCTGTGATCCGAGCGGGAGAAACTCTTATGCTTAACGGTGAGGCCTTTGACCTCTCCGCAGTCGGGGAGGGGGACACGCTTCCTCGGTCTGCTGTGTCGTGTGAATGGTTCGCCGGTGATGTGGAGCGAACCGACGGTGAGCTGGTGGTGACATTGATCCTGCCGAACCCTTGGAATTACAGCCAGGAGCAGGCATTCCCAGTGGACTTGATTTCGGTACCAGATGGTGAGGTTGTTTTTCCGAAACCCGTCGCGCCTCTCGACGGCGTCCCGGGCGAGGAAGAGCCGGTTTCTTTTCCAGAGCGAACTGGTGTCATCGACTGGACACAGTTGGTGACCAAAGCGATGAAGGAATCTGCGATTCAGGCCGCCCAACTCGCCCAGGCCAAGGCAGACCTTGCAGCCCGCAACTCAAAAGCGATGACGCAGATCGCCCGGATTCAAGACCGGATCGACACGATTGGTTTCGGCATCGATATCGGCGAGGCCACTGCGGGGGATGAAGCCGAGCAGGCCGCATTGCTGGTAACCCTGAAAGCGTGGAAAGCGTACAAGTTCGCCCTCGGCAAGGTCACTGCGCAGCCGACCTGGTATCAGGCGCCGGTGTGGCCAATCGAGCCGCCCATCCCGGAAATCATTGCTGCGCCGTTACTGAGTGAGGCCGAAGCGATCTGAGGCGTATCAAAAACCGCAACCCGCCATCGAGCGGGTATTTTTTTGCCTGGAGAATGTCATGCCGATCACCCAGCAGCAGTTGCTGCAGATCCTCCCGAACGCCCGCACCCAAGCGGGCGTTTTTGTTTCCGCCCTTAACACCGCAATGCAGCACTATCAAATCGTTGGCTCAAAGCGCGCCGCCGCGTTCATTGCGCAGATTGGCCATGAGTCTGGACAGCTGCGCTATGTCCGTGAAATTTGGGGGCCGACCGCTGCCCAGCGCGGTTACGAAGGTCGTGAGGACCTGGGCAATACAGTGCAGGGCGATGGCCAGAAGTATTGCGGTCGCGGCCTGATTCAAATCACAGGCCGGGCGAACTACGCCAAGTGCGGCGAGGCGCTGGGGCTCGACCTGATCAGCCATCCCGAGCTGCTCGAACTGCCGCAGCATGCCGCGATGTCTGCGGCATGGTTCTGGAAACAGAAGGGACTGAATGATTTGGCCGATCGGGATCAATTCAACACCATCACCCGGCGGATCAATGGCGGGCTGAACGGTCTTACGGATCGCCTTGAGCTGTGGGAGAAGGCGCGCCAGGTGCTGGCGTGACCGCTGCGCAGCAGAATTGATGGCTCTGAGCCACACTTGCGAGGCTGCTGCTCTTGGACCATCATTTTCGTTTGAAGATGGGCGCACAGCCATGGACAAGCGACTGTTAGGACTTTCTATTCTGATGACCCTTGCTTGGGTCACAGTCGTTTTATCGGTTATCTATTGGATGTCCGACTGAATATAAAGGTGGTGACATTGGAAGGCGTGGTGATGGGCGACAAGATGCAGCGAGAGGCCGACCGCCTGCTAGCGCAGATCGTCCGGACAGATTCGATGATCACTGCAGTGAAGGCGGGGGCACGGGCTGAAGGTTTCGTGCTTGGGCTGGAAACCGCCGGTGCATTGCGCTCCGGCGATGCTGAAAGGCTCTACATCATTTTCGAAGCTGCTCTGGTGGAGCACCTGAAAACGCTGTCGCAGCATTAAATCATTCAGTTGTTTTTCATCGATCGGCTTTATCTGCCCGTCCTGTTGATTGCGGACATTGCCTTGGGCGCGGAGCGCCCGCTACGTGACAAAAACATCTTTAGTTCAGGTTACGACAGGGTACTCAACGCCCTGTCGCGAATGTATGTTTAACTCCGAGTGTGCTCCATTTTGGCGATGTAGAAGGCGGCCATCGCCTGTATCCACTCAAGAAACTCTTGTTACTTGCCGATAGCTTTATCGAGAATGCCAAGGATTGGAGGCGTTTGATCTGCCGGACTTTCAATCATGCAGTTGCACCCTTTCCAAAGTTTGCGAATGAAATTCGCAATGGTCGTCGCCATTGCGGTTCTGGTCCTCACGTGCATCTTCGGCACCGTCATTGGCGCATCCGCAATTTCAAGGCACAAAGAACAAACCGGGCATCAGCTCGCGGAATATGCGGCTTCAATGATCGACCGCCTTGATCGCGATATGCACAGCCGCGCTAAAGAGCTCAGCGTTCTGAGTGCCCTTGAGGCATTACGCAATCCCGCGAACGTATCCCAGGCACGTAATCTGCTCAACCATCTCAACGGTCAGTTTCCGAGTTACTCTTGGATCGGGCTTACCGATGCCCAAGGAGTAGTTGTCGCATCCACCGGACGGCTGCTTGAAGGCGTCAGCATTGCCCACCGGCCGGTCTTCATCGAGGGGCGAGACAAGACGTTTGTAGGTGATGTGCATGAAGCAGTTATGCTCGCGAAGTTGTTGGCCAATCCATCGGGCGAAGCGATGAAGTTCGTGGATATCAGCATGCCAGTCAAAGGTAAGAATGGAGAATTCGTAGGTGTATTAGGTACTCACCTGTCCTGGCAGTGGGCAGCAGAGATTGGCCGCACGATGTTCGAACCTCTGAAGAAAAGTCTTCCAGAATTGGAGTTTTTAGTTATCGGCAGTGACGGAGTCGTCTTGCTCGGCCCCAAGCGACTCATCGGGCAGCCGTGCGGAGCGTGCGTTGCCCGGAACAGCGAGACTGATTGGACGGTGAGTGACTGGGAAGATGGCAAGAAATACGTCTCGGGGCGCGCCGAAAGCACCGGACTTGACGGCTACCCTGGGTTAGGCTGGACGGTCGTGACGCGTCAGCCAGCAAAAGTCGCTTTTGCGGAGGCTAACGGACTACGCGCAGAAGTTTTACTCTGGGGTAGTCTCTTATCCGTCGCATTCGCCGCGCTCGGATGGTATGTGGCAGGCATTATTACTCGTCCACTCAACCAGATTGCCGAGGCAGCAACACGCTTAGCTGATGGCGCTGACGTAGATATTCCCCTGGTAAAAGGCAGCGTGGAGGTTGAAAAACTGAGCATAGTCATTCGACATCTGGTCGAGAGTCTGACGCAGAAACAGGGGCAGTTAGCGCTCATCAGTGGCGTAGCGTACCGGGATACTGTGACGGGGCTACCCAACCGTGCTGCGCTAGAAAACTACGTAAAGAGTGTTCAAGACGAACCAGGGCAGCATCCAGCTTTCGGCGTGTTGTGCCTAGATCTTGATGGTTTCAAACCGGTCAACGATAGTTTTGGCCATGCGGTCGGAGACGCATTGCTCCATTCAGTTGGCTTACGTCTTTCTGCCGCCGTGCGTGATGGCGATATCGCTGTCCGCCACGGCGGTGACGAGTTCGTTCTGCTGCTCCGGCTGAAGCCTGGCGAGTCGTTGGATAACGTGCAGAGTGCGGCTCAGCGGATTCTCAAAAAAGTTGGAGAGCCTGTCATGATTGCCGGTCAGGTGATCAGGGTCGGCTGCAGCATAGGCGGGGCGCTTTGGACGACGGGGGATTTTGCTGACGCTCTAGGCAAGGCTGATGAGGCGCTGTATCGCGCAAAGCGGGCTGGAAAATCCCAAGCGCAGTTTCATCAGACTGGCGAATCTGTACCTAATTAGACTTTGACCTAAGCCTCGAGACCATTCTCTGTTGAACTCAAGCAACGGCGTTAGCTGTCGTATTCCCCCGACCCGTGCGCTTCGTTCAGGTACTGGCTAATCGCTGCGCAAAGGGTCGTGGCCTTGTGGCACGCTGAGCGCCGCTGCGAAATCGTGAATGCCGCTGTACTGGGAGAGTCGTCCGCACATAGACATCCCTCGGATGGATATGATTCAGCGTAGACCCGCCAGCGCTGGTTTCGTCACAAACCTTTTTCGGCGCAGGTTTCGCAATGACCTGCCAGCTCCTCCCGGTCTCGAGCTTCTCTGTGCAGGCGCTGGTTTTCATTGAACAGATGGTTTCTGCTGTGCTCGACGTCGGCGAATCTTCGCCTCTCGCTCAGTAAATCCCCTTCGGCGCACTGAAGCTTGGCCTTGAGAGAATCCTTCTCCAGCCGGAGCGCGTCATTGTCTCTGACCAGGCCTTCGATATTCGCCAGCGCTCGTTCGAGCCTGAGATTGAGCGCTTCGAATTCGTTCTCGTACATTCTGAGCTGGTGTCGGCAGGTTTCGAGCGGAGTCGGGTTGCCGAGCCAATCGTCGGTGTCTTCTATATAGAGGGGATCCACGGGAATGCCTATTCAATACTGGTTGCATATACAGTAATCGAGGCGTGGCAACATGGCGAGGGTGATGCGATGAACAGTTGGCTTCGAAAAAGGGTCGCGTAGCGGCGTCGCTGACAACCCCTTTTCTGGCAGCTTACGGCGATTGTTCTAGCCGCCTGCGGCAGTCGCAGACTGTATAACCTCGCCATTCGTCCCGGTACACACTTTCAAGCTCATCGCATAACGCAAGCCGGTTTCCCCGATATCCATTGCATACGTGTCACCTCCAGCTTCGTTATCCGAAGATTCGAGGCCGTCGCCGAGTAGCCTTGCAGTCTGGCGCGTACAGTCGAATTGATATCGGGTGTAGCTGACAATGACGGGTCCGGTCCTTTTCAGAACGACCAATCGGTCATTGAGCGGGCCGCTCATTTGTTCTATCGAAAAAACCGCTGCCTGTCCGTCGGCGTACTGAAAGGCAAGTTGCTCACCTGCGGCGTGGGCGGCGAAAACCAAGAGAAGTGGTGAGTAAAGCAGGGCTGATTTTGACATCGTATTCCTCCATGAAGCGGTCAGCGTAGCAGGACTGTAATGTTGTGTTTACAGGAGGGGATGAGCGGTCGGCAGGACGCCGGAAAGGGCTGACTGCTGCAGGAAATGCGCAATCTAGAGGTTGATCCTTTTGCTGCAATTTATGTTGAACCGAGTGCAGTCACTCGGGTGTCATCAATACAGCCAAAGTCATTTTGATGAATTCTTCATTTCGATCGAGCGCGGCGAGAGAGCTTCGGACGTTTTCGGCGACATCGGCGGATCCGCGCTGCTCGACCCATAAAGTGAGCTCCATGATGGCGGCTTCAAGGGCGAGCTGGTTTTCGTTGATTTTGAGAAGTAGGGAAGGGAGCAGATCAGAGTTTGGCATTGGTTTCCTCCTTGGACGAAACCAGAATAGCAGAGAGAAATTCGATCGGCAGAACGCCGGAGAAGGGCAGAGCACTGTAGGAAAATACAGCGCTAAGTTGTTGATTCTTATAGCGGGTAAGGTCAGTTTTTCACCTTGCCAATTTCGGTGGGTTTCCTTTATGCATCAATAGGTTGCGTTTGTTTCGGGGTCACCTTGACATGGTGGGGGTCGTTGGTTCGAGTCCAATCGCGCCTACCAAACAAAATCCGCTCTGCTGGGCGGTCTGGAAGGGCTCACCGAAAGGTGAGCCCTTTTTTGTTGTCTGCGATTTGCGCAACGCTTGTTCCCGGTTATTTCCGCTTCGCTCTGATCAGCTCTCCATTCATTACTATTTGGGCAAAGTGATCAAGCGCCATTTTGGTGCGTTTTCTACCATTTTGTTGTTGAAAACACCTGAATATCCAAAGGCTTACAGCTATTTTTCTCCAACCGGTTATCGAAAAAGCCTTGTTGCATATTGGGAATTTAAGTAACATCCGTTCCGCGTTCACCACCACGGTTTATGCATTTTTAAATCCCAAGCTTCCATCAGCTGCTTGGGATTTTTTTTGCCTGCGTTTTGGCGTTTGGCATCTGTCTCGCCGTCAGCTCCAAGCGAGGCCCCGCTTTTTCGTCTACTACTGACTGGCCGATTTTCAACTCTTTGTAAGGGGGTGCGTCGATGCTGAGTCAGTGGATCCTTGCGGCTGTTCATCTATTCGCGTTTGCCTTGGCTTTCTGGGCGGTACTGACGCGCGGCACAGCGTTCAGCCAGCTCTCGGCGGGCACGGGAGAGCTCAAGCGCGTGCTGCTCGCGGATAACCTCTGGGGGCTTTCAGCTTTGACGCTGCTTATTACCGGAGCGATGCGCGCATTTGGTGGTTACGAGAAAGCCTCCGACTATTACCTGCATCAGCCGCTGTTTCATCTGAAGATGACGCTGTTCTTGCTGATACTACTGATGGAGCTTGCACCGATGATCACGCTGATCAAATGGCGCATCGCATCGTCGCGCGGGGTAGCGCCTGAAGCCGGGCGTGCGAAGTTGTACGCGCGAATCAGTCATGTTGAAGCGCTGCTGCTGATCCTGATGATGGTCGCGGCGACAGGCATGGCGCGTGGCGTGATATTCGCTTAGAAGGCGAAATTCGCCGTGCTCTATCGGAAACGTCCGACAGCCAGCTCCAGGAATGAAAGGTAATATCGGCGTAAGAAAGGAGGGAGGGGCAAGTGAAAGGAGTCAGCATGCTTCAGGCGCCGTGCCCAGCGGGGTGAAATGCGGATGGCTAAACGGCGCGTGAATCTTTAGCCAGTCTTGCGCGGGGGCAAAGGGACTGGCTACGTAATGCAAAGTGGCTCAGGGCGTTTGCGGCTTGTCCGGAGCGGTCAGGCCGGCCTGAATGCGTTGGTAAATTTCTTCACGGTGCACTGCCACGTTTTTCGGAGCGTTGATGCCGATGCGAACCTGTTGGCC